TGGCGGGGGTGGCGGGGGTGGCGGGGGTGGCGGGGGTGGCGGAGGGGGCTGGTGGAATTTGGGCCGGTGGGAGGGTTGGGCCCCCTTTTCGGAGCCGCGCCCCCGGCACCCCCCGCCCCGGGGGGTCGCTGCAACCGCTGGTGGAGTGCATGCAACCGACACGTGCAGCGGGCGATGCAACCAGTGCGTGCATACATGCAACCAATGCGTGTGCGTTTGGCGTCTCAATACCGATACACGTTACGGCATCAGGATATAAGCAGGCTAACCCGTTGATATCGCTCAAGACCCGTTGCCGCAGAAGGGACATTATGTCAACTCAACTAAATGAAAGCGGCGGAAGTCCTGGGGTTTCACCACGTCTCGTCCGTCGGCTCGACGGTGGCATCCAGCGTCAGCTGCGGCGCCTCGACGCCCTCGATCAGCCGCAACAGGGCCAGCAGCCGCTCGGCCGGCAGGCGCTGCAAAGGGCTGTCCACCTGCATGTTGCGCTGCACGAACATCCCGATCTCCTTGCCCACCAGCTCCAGCCCCCGCAGCGTGCTCCCCCGATCCCTCGCGGCCTTGCTGTCGTGGATCACCTCGATCAATTCCCGCAGCACGAACTCCCGCGTCGGCACCACGACGCGCGTCAGCTCACGCGCCGCATGCTCGGTCATCGCCGCGCCCAGAGCCGCGACGCGCGCCTTCACCTCGGGTCGCTTCATCAACCGCCAGCCCGCGCTGCCCGCCTTGTAGCCGGCCTCCCGCGCCGCGCCCGAGGCCGTCGCGCCGCGCGCGACCGCCTGGGCGAACGCCTCCTCCCGACGTTTCAACATCAAACTGTCTCCAGTTCCGGCAGCAGCACATGCCGCCAGCCCCACCACGCCAGCAGCACCGCGTCGGCCTCGTCGTGCCGCGCGATCAACGCGCGCTCATCGGGGCGCTCCAGCAGCTGGTGCGCCAGCACCAACCCGGCCTCCTTGCCGACCGCCCCTCCACCGATGCCGAATGCGGGCCGCCACACCGAAGGCATCACCCGGATCGGCTCGCACCGCGCCATGACCATGACCACCCCCTCGATCATCCCGACACTCAGGCCCAACATGAACGCACCGCCGCGTCCCATCTGCGGGCTGGCCTGCTGCTGCTCGATCACGATCAGGTCGGCCATCCGCGTCGCGATCTTAACCGCGTCCAGCTCTGTCGCACCGCAGCGAAACAGCAGCCTGGGGCTGGTCCACTCGTGCCGCATCAGCAACAACGCGACCGCTCCGGTGAGCCCCGGATCGACCCCAAGGACATGATACGATCGCGTCACGACATCGCCCCGCTTACAAAGTGAAAGGTTAGTTCCGAATTGTCCCCAGTTTTCACCCTTAGGGAGAGAAATGTAGTAGTTCTGCAGTATCTAACAATGTTAGTAACAATGTTAGACACCTCACCCTTACGCCCTAACCCTCCCTCTACCCCTTCTCTCACATCAATCATCATTTAACCTTGTAACCTTGAAGATATTGAAAACAGATAGACACCCACTGCATCCTTTCCTTCAAAGTATACCCCGCGCGAACCCCTCATGACCTTGCACCGTTTTGGTCAGTCAAACTCAGGAGTGCTGGATTTGCCGCGATCACTGACAAGTTGTTCAAAGAGATTGCGGGGTGTCAGCTGCCGCGCCAGCACCACGTTCCCGGGTCGCGTCCAGACGAATGGACGCCCGTCTCCGTCCACGATTTGCTGTGGCAGAACCACCCATCCGATCATCCGCAACGCGGCCGTCGCGTGCTGCCACGACATGGCCCGGGCGACCGCGTCGCCGGCCTGCCACTTGCCGCCCTGGCCCTTGTCGACCAGCTCCGCGACGGTCACGTAATTACGCTTCCACAGCGGTCGTCCCTGATCCCAGAGCCCGATCACCCAGGCCACCGCCGGGTGCGCGCCTTCGCGCGCCATCGCCGCCTTGGCCGGCGTAACCGGCGGCCGCGACTGTGGCCGGAACAGCGACACGTCACGCCCCAACAGGAACCCCGCCACGGCTTCCTTGCCGCCGCGCTGATACCAGGAGTGCAGCGCGGTATAGTACGACGCCACGTCCTCGGGATCGCCGCTGGCCGCCGCTTTGGTCATGATCACGTCGAAGCGACGATCATCCTCGGCCAGGGCGATGGCGCCCTCGTGGTTCGTTGTCACGATGACGTTGATGATGTTGGGGATGAGATACTCCTCGATCCCCTTGCGGTTGATGCGGAAATGGTCGGGTGGTGTGGTCAGTAACCCCTTGATATCCTCATAAACATCGCGCCGTCTGGCCGGCGGCATCTCGCTCACCAGCAGCCACGCGCGCTCGAGATACGAGTTGAACGCGCCGCCGAGGGCGACGCCTTGGACAATCATGTGATTGTGTTCGCCGATCGCCGCCCAGAACGGGACCAGGAACGTGTCCTTGCCTGTCTCCTGGCCGCCCAGCAGCACCAGTGCGGAATTTATCTTGCGACCCGGGTGCTGCAGTGCCCAGGCCATCCGATCCAGCACGCGCCGCCGATCGCCCTCGTCCGGTATCAGCCGCTCCGCGTGATCCAGCCACGGGCCCGCCTCCGCCGCACCGGCATCCTTGGCGGGCACCAGCCGTGAGGGCCGCCACACATTCGCGTGCGGCTGTCCGTCCTCGTCCACGATCAGCGCGCCGCCCGGGCGCATGGTCAGCGACACCACGCGCCGCATGCCGCTGTCGACCCGCCCGAGGCGCGCCGCGACACTCTTCGGCCCGCCCAGCATGGCACCGCCGATGCCGAGGCGCTGCGCCTCGAGCCGCAGCCTGGGCTCGTCCAGCAGCAGGCCCGTCTCGAGATCCAGCCAGCGGTGCTGGCGCTGGCAGTAGATCACCCGGCCGGCCAGCAGCGACAGCAGCACGCCAGACCGCCCCGGCGGCGGCATCGGCGCGCTGCCGGCCTCGGCCTCGGCCACCACGTCGAACTCGTCGCAGCGCAGCCGCGTGGGCTGCACCCAGTGCGGTTCCGCGCGCCGCGCCAGCCACCACAGCGTGCCGAAGCCCAGCTCGGTGGACGGCGACGTCATCCAGTGCGCCCAGCGCTCGCGGCAGGCGTCGTCATCGTGCTTCAGCTCGCATTGGCTCGACCAGCGCATCCACGCCTCGAGCGCGGCCTCGTCGCCGCCGCTGGCCGCGTGCGCGGCCATGCCGACCCGCGACCACTCGTCCCACGGCTCCATCTCGTTTTCCATGACGCCCAGCGCGGCCACCACGTCCTCGATCGCCGCCGTGCGCGGCCGGCCGACCGCGTGGGTGCGCGCCCTGATGTCGCCCTCGCTGCGGCGCCGCGCCGCCTGCCGGTCGGCCAACAGCCACAGCTCGATCGCCGCGCCGCCGATCTCCACCTCCGGGTCGCCCGTCATCTCCCAGCCGGTCACCGTCACGAACCGCCCGTTCGCGAAGTAGATCTCGATCTGCGCGCCCGGCGCGCAGTCCCGCGATCCGCCCCACGCGGCCAACCCCTCGGCATCCTGCGCGGCGAGAAATTCCGCCATCACCAGGGTGCCGCCGAATGGCACATCCAGGCCGGCGCGGCCCATCAGGCGCAGGCCGGTGCCGCTCGGCGTCACCTCCATCCAGCAGCCGGCGCACATGCCGATCACCGCCAGCGCCCACGGTGCGATCACGCCGGTATCGGGATCCCGGCAGTGATCGATGTCCAGCCAGACCCGCAGCGTGTCGCCTTTGATGACCCAGCCGACGCCGTCCCAGTCGCCGCGCGCGACGCTCTCGCGCGCCGTCCGGTAGACCGTCGTGCCGCGTCCGGTGCGGACGCTCAGGCCAAACGACGTGCCCGGCATCTTCGGCACCTTGCCCCACTTCCAGCTGCCGTCCCGCCTTGGCCGGCCCGGCTCCCAGGCCCAGCAGCACCAGCGTGGCTCGTCCAGCCACGCCTGGGACACCGCGCCGTCCAGCCGGGTGCCACGCGCGCCGTCGTCCAGCACCGGCTTCGGCGGCCCGCCGGCCGGCGGCTCGGGCCCCGGCATCAGGCGTGCCTCGTGCGCGCGTTCCGCCGCTCGATGCGTCGCTTCTGGACCCGCATCTTGTCCACCACCACCACTTGCTCAAACAGCGTCAGGTCAAACCAGTCGAACAGGTTCACCCGCCGCCACCGGCCTCCGTCCATGATCGTCGGGAGCGCGCAGCCGTTACAGAGCGCCAGATCGCCGTCGACCGGCGCGAAGTGGGGTATTCTGCCGGCCGGGCACGCGGCGTCCTCGTAGCCGCAGTCGCATACCCACGCGAGCGGTCGGGCCTTGCTCACGCGAGTGCTCACGCGAGGTCTTCCCGGTTTCCCTTGGCCAGATAGGTGGTGAACGCGTTCGTGATCTTGCGCTGTGCTTCCCAATCGTCGCGGATCGCCGCCTCGAGGTGATCGAGATCCCGGAGGACGCGGACCCGCGAGGCGACGTCAAACCGGTGGTTGAGTTCCGCCAGCACCGCGTCGTCCGCCCCTGGCGTGTTGTCCCGTCGGAAGCGTGGTTGATCCGTTGTCATCGTCACCCCCGTTGCTGTCTCCGTCGCCGTCGCCGTTCAGCTCCCGGCCTCTGTTGAGCATCTCCCGCAGCCGGTCGCTCAACGTGGTCGGGTTCATTTCCTGGCCGTAATAGTTTGGGAACACCAGCATCAGTGCCAGCGGCGCGCCCGTCCGGGTGGCGATTTCGCTGGCCCGGCGGCGGCGCGTCCACAATTCCGCGTACAGCGGGTGCGAGCGCGCGAGGCCGGCGATGTCGCACCAGCGCAGCCGGCACACCTCCGCGCGCGAGCAGCCCGTGTGCAGCATCCAGCGCGCCGCGCCGCCGGCCCAGTGTCCGATCGCGCCGCGCAGCAGCGCCGCGCGCTCGTCGGGGTTGTAGGTTTTTTGCCTGAGCGACATCTCGCGGTATCTCCCTCGGCTCGGATTGCAACTCTGCGCCGGTCAGGCATGCTCCGCAAGTTTTGCCGTGAGCGCGTTGTGCCGTGCGCGCTCCACCCGCTTGTTCGACGCCGCGTCGTCCAGTGCGTTGGTGATCCCGACCAGGGCGTCGGTGCCGACCTCGATGTGCGCGAGGAGCAGCCACAGCCCGTGTTTGCCGGCTGGCGTGATGCGAATTGTCGGCAGGGGTGGGTCGTTGATCGGCGCCAGCCGCACGGGCCGGGCCGTCGGCAGTCCCAGGCGCGCGGCCAGTTCTTCGATCGGCACGCCGGTCAGCCGGCAGAACGTGGCCGCCTCGGCGAATGTCAGGCCACGCTCGAGCTGACCGTCGAGCCAGCGCGATGTGCTGCTGTCGGAGCAGCCCCAGGCCTGCGCCAGCTCACGCTGCGAACGGCCCGACCGGGTCAGCAGATCTCGCGCCCAGCCGCGATTTGCCCGTGCCTTGGTTTTCCTGGTTTTGGTTGGGGTCTGCTCCAGCGTAGCGATCTCGGTCATGGGGTTCCTCTGTTCGGTTGACGACGCTCGCCTTGGTCACGGCAAAAGATGCGTTGTCACGTTGAGCCAAAACACCGCGCCGCGCAAACGGTAACTCCGCGATCACGGCAGAAGTTGCGTTGTCACGGCGATCCGCCCGATTTCCACTGGCGCAAGAGTTGCCGACGCGGCACGCTGGGCCTTCGCAACCGGAGGTCGCGCATGCCGCACACCCTGCCCGTGCCGGAAACCATGACCGTCGCCGAGGCCGCGCACACGCTCGGCATCTCTGAGCGCACCACCTACTCCCTGATCGACGCCGGCCGGATCCCGTCGTTGCGGATCAGCAACCGCATCCTGGTGCTGCGTACCGTCGTCCGCGACATCCTCGACCAGGGGCGCGTCGCCCCGCAGCCGGTGTCGGACGAGGTCTGGTAGGTGCGGCTGTGGGACCACCAGCGGGCCGTCCTCCTCGACCTCGTGCTGGGGCACTGGCTGCTGCTGTGGGATCCCGGGACCGGCAAAACCGCGCCGCTGATCGTGGCCTCCGGTGAGGTCGGCGGGCAGTGCCTCTGGCTCACGCCGGCCGTGCTGGTGCCGCAGCTGCTCGAGGAGATCCGCCGCTGGCGGCACGATGCGACCGTCCAGGTGGTCCGCAACGGGCGCGAGGTGATCCGCCGGGATCCCGACATCGTCGTGGTCAGCTACGACCTGATGCGCCGCCTGCCGATCTGGCGCCAGCTCTACGCCCGCCAGTGGGACGTCTGCGTGTGCGACGAGGGGCACGCCGTCGGCCACTCCTCGAGCCAGCGCACCCACGCGTTCTACGGCGCCCGGGACAATTCTCAGGGCGCCCTCTACCGTAAGTGTGACCGTGTCTGGATCGCCACCGGCACGCCCGTCCTGAACAGCCCCGACGAGCTGCACGGCCACCTGTCCCGGCTGTTTCCGCACCTCGTGCCCGATCTGCGCCGCCGCGCCGATTTCCTGTCGCGCTACTGCATCCTGGCCCGCAAGCCCTACGGCGAGGTGGTCGTCGGCGGGCGCAATCTGGTCGAGCTGCGCGGCATCCTCGGGCGCTGCTCGTCCCGGCTGGCGCTGGCCGACGTCGCCGATCTGCCGCCGCTGCTCGAGGACACGATCGCCGTCGAGATCACCAGGGCCAACCGCGAGGCGATCGAGGCCTCGATCGACCCGCGCACGGCGCGTGAGCTGCATGTCGTCCTCACGCAGCTGGAGGGCGGTATCGAGGCCGCGTGGCAGCGCCTCAACGCGATGCTGTTGCCGCTGATGACCACGCGGAGGCTGCTGGCCCTGGCCAAGGCCGAGGCCGCCGTCGCGCTGATCAACGCGGAGCTGGAGGGCGGTGCCGATCGCGTCGTGCTGTTCGGCGTCCACGTCGAGGCGCTGAAGCTGATCGCCGCGCACTGCGCGCGGCACGGCCCGCTGCTGCTGATCGGCGACACGCCGCAGCGGGTGCGCGACGGAATTGTCCGCCGGTTCAGTGAGGGCACCTCCCGGCTGCTGATCACCGGCATCCGTGTCGGCGGCGTCGGGCTGAACCTGCAGGCCGCGCGCCGCTGCATCCACCTCGAGACGGACTGGACCCCGGCCGGGCACGCCCAGGCGGTCGCCCGGTTGTATCGCGCCGGGCAGGCGCGCCCGGTCCACAGCTCGATCCTGAACGTGCCGCGCTCAGTGGACGCGCGGGTCGCTGAAGTACTGGCGCGCAAGCGTCATGTCATCAATACCGTATTGGGAGAAGTCGCTTGAGTAATACCGTGAAGGCTCGCGTCGACGTTACTTTCGAGTTTGAGCTGATGCCGGAGGATTTCGTGTCGCTGTTGATGCGGCGCGAAATGAACCGGCAACCGGTCCTCGCGGGCGCGGTCGCCGCGATGGACGTGGCGACCGGCGTCAATGACGGCGCGCCGGCCCCGGAGCCGTCGCCGCCGCCGCCCGATCCGGCACCGGCACCGGCACCGGAGCCGGTCGCCGGCAGGCCCACGCCCCCGGCCAGCCCGCGCGCGGCGCGAGCGAAGGCCGCCGACGGCAACGGCAAGACGCCGCCGGCCCCGGCGATCGAGATCCCCCAGGAGGCGGATCTGCGGGCCCTGCTGTCGAGGCTCAACGCCGTCCACCCCGCGAAAATCAACGGCGTGGTGGCGCTGCTCAAGGAGCATGGCGGCCGTTCCCGCCTCAACGAGTGCCCGCCGGAGACGTGGCCGGCGATCTGGGCGGCGGCGGAGGCGATCGTCACGGCGGCCTCGGTCTGACCGTGGACACGCCCGCGCCGCGCGGCCACAGCGCCCTCGGGATGTCCGTCCTCGAGCGGCGGTACTGCTGTCCCGGCTCGATGCGGATGGAGGCCGGGCGGCCCGATACCCCCAGCCAATACGCGAAGCGCGGCACGGAACTGCACGCGGCCGGCGCCGAGTGCCTGCTGCGCGGCGTCGGTGCCGCCGAGTTCATTCCCGACGACCCCGAGGGCGCCGACATCCTCGAGCCGTGGCTGACCGAGGTGCGTTCCGCGCACGGCCGCCTCGGCGGTCAGCTGCTGGTCGAGCAGGCGTTCCACCTCGAGGCCCTGCACGAATTATACTGGGGCACCGCCGACGCCGTGGTGCTGAACCCTCCGCGCGCGTGGGTTGGCGACCTCAAGACCGGCGCCGGCCACCCGGTGCCGATCCGCCGGCCGGATGGCCGGGTCAATTTCCAGCTCGGCGGCTACGCCCTCGGCGCTCTCAACAGCCTGCCCGTCGACATCTCCAGCGTGATCACCTCGGTCGAGCTGTGCGTGTCCCAGCCCCGTCTGGGCCCGGCTCAGACCACGGTGATGGATCTGGCCGACATCCAGAACCTCGCCGCCGACCTGATCGACATCGCCGAGGCCGCGACCCGGCCAGACGCGCCACTCGTCCCCGGCGATCATTGCGCGTTCTGCAGGGCCCGGGGCGACTGCCCGGCGCTGCGCGCGGCGGCCCTCGAGGCCGCCGGGATTGATTTCGACATCGTGGACCCCGGCCAGCCGGCGCTGACGGCGCCCGCCCCCGGCGATTTCGACCATCCGTTGCCGGTGCCCACGGGGCTCACGCTCGAGGAGCTGGGCCGGGTGCTGAGCGCCGCCGACATCATCGACACCTGGATCCACGGATGCCGTGTGCATGCCAAACAGGTCGCCGACCACGGTCAGGAAATTCCCGGTTGGAAGCTGGTCGACAAGCTCGGCCGCAGGCGCTGGGTGGACGAGGTTGCCGCGATCGATGCGCTCGACGGCCTGCCGCTCGAGGACCGTTACGTCATCAAACCGGTGAGCCCGCCGCGGGCTGAGAAGGCGCTGCGGCATCTTAAACTTAAGAAACCGGCGAACTGGGCCGACCTCGTGACGATGACGGATCCCGGCACCGCGCTGGTGCCGGTCAGAGACAAACGGCCGGCGGTGACGCCGCGCTTTGTCGAGTTCGATATCGAACCAAACGAAACAGGTTGAACAGGAGAACAAGATGCCAGCCGCGAAAAAGCAAAAAATCGAGGTGCCCATCCTGCGTGTCGGCCCCGGCAGACTGTCGTGGCCGGCGCTGCTCGAGCCGAAGAGCGTTGACGGCGGGCCGGAGAAATACAGCTGCGTCCTGCTGCTGCCGCCGGAATATGACACCGCGCCGATCCTCAAGGTACTCACCGATCTGTGCGAGGATGCCTGGGGCCCCAACCGGAACGAATGGCCCTCGACCGCGCGCAAACCGGAACAGGTAGTGCGCCGTGCCGAGGAGAAGAAGAACGTCGCCGGCTACGAGGCTGGGTGGCATTTTGTCTCCTGTAGCAGCAACGACCCGCCCGGCGTCGTGCTCTGGGACAAGACCCCGGTCACCAACCCGCGCGAGGTCTACGCGGGACGTTGGGCGAACGTATCAATGCGTCCATACATTTACGACAACATCGGCATCGGTGTCAGCCTGGGCCTCAACAACGTGCAGCTGCTGCAGCATGGGTCGGTGTTCGGTCGCACCAGCGCGGAGCAGGATTTCGACGTCGAGGCCGCCGCCGTCGAACAGGATTTCTGAGATGCCGGTCGTCAAGGTGCAGCTGCCGCTCGCTTCCAGCGACGCCACCACGCTGGCCCTGGTTTACGCCGAAGGACGTCGCCGGATGCGGCACACGCCCCTCTCCAGTGAAACGCTCGCCGCGCTCGGTGATGATCCAAAAGGTTATTTCGCCGCCGAATGGAAAGACGACGACTGGGTGATCGGCGCCCGCGTGACGGATCAGGACTGGTGAACCTCGATCGCGTCCTGTTCTGGGATTGCGAGACGCGATCGACCGTCGACCTTCGCAAGACGGGCGCCTACATCTACGCCGCGCATCCATCCACCTCCGTAACGGTCGCCCGCCTCGCGATCGGACGCGAGGCGCCGGTCGAGTGGCGGCCCGGCTGGGAATTGCCGGCGCGCTTCCTCGACGCGATGCGGAACGACGACATCGAGGTCGTCGCGCACAACGCGGCGTTTGAGCGGTTGATGCTGGAATACATATTACACCCCCGGCACGACTGGCCGCTCATTCCGCTGGATCGCTGGATCTGCACCATGGCCCGCGCACGCGCGCAGGCCCTGCCCGGCGGCCTGGACGGCGCCGCCAATGCCGCCGGCCTCGACGTCCAGAAGGATCAGACCGGCTACTCGCTGATGCTGCGGATGTGCCGGCCGCGCTCGTTCGCCGCCGATGGTTCGCCCGTGTGGTGGACCGACGAGGAGCGCATGGCGCGGCTGTCCGAATACTGCGCGATGGACGTCAAGGTCGAGCGCGCCTTGTATCAGGCCACGGTGCCGCTGTCGGCATCTGAGCTGGACGTCTGGGACATGACGGAGCGCATGAACGACCGAGGCGTGCGCTTCGATCTTTCGTTCGTACGCGCCGCGCGCGTCGTCGCCGAGGACACCCGCCTGCTGCTCGACCGCGAGATCTCCGCGCTGACCAACAGCGCGGTGAAGCGCGCCTCTCTTGTTGAAGACCTGAAACGATGGTTACGTGGCCGGGGTGTCGATATGTCACCGCCGCCGGAGCTGGTTCGCGGCCCGGTGTCGCTGGTGCTGGACCAGCCGGCCGACGACGATCTGCTGCTCGATCTCGACGCCGAGGCGGAGGACGACGAGGAGGCCGAGGACGCGTTGCCGGAGCTGCGGCGACGCGACGTCATCCGGTTGATCGCGGATCCGCGCGTCGCGGATCTCGAGCGTCGGGTGCTGCGGGTGCGCCTCGAGGCCGGCAAGATCAGCACCCGCAAACTCGATGCGATCCTGCACCGTGCCGACGACCAGGGCGTCGTGCGCGGCCTGCTCGGCTACCACGGCGCCAATACCGGGCGTTACATCAGCATGGGCCTGCAGGCGCAGAATTTTCCGCGTGACGTCGTCGCCGACTGGGACGGCATGCGGCTGCTGCTGGACGAGGGCGCCCGCGTGGTCGACGCGATCGGCGGGCCGCCGCTCGACGTCATCTCGCGAATGTTACGCGGGGCGATCATCGCGCGCGATGGTTTCGAAGTGGCGACGGGTGACTTCAGCTCGGTGGAAGCCGTGGGCGTGGCGTGGCTCGCGGGGCAGGACGATCTGCTCGAGGCGTTCCGCCAGAGGCGTAAAATCTACGAGGAGATGGCGGCGGCGATTTATGGCCGGCGCGTGAAAGACATCGAGCCAGACAGCAAGGAACGACAGGTCGGAAAGACATGCATACTCGGCAGTGGCTACCAGATGGGGTGGTGGAAATTCCGCGAGACGTGTCTCATCCAGGCCGGCGTGTTGCTGTCGCCGGAGGAGGCCGACCACGCCATTCGGACCTACCGCGAAACATATTCGGCGATCCCCGCGCTGTGGGTCGATCTGCAACGCGCGGCGATCCAGGCGGTGCGCCTGCCCGGCGCGGTGACGCTGGCGGCCGGGGGCAGGATCCGGTTTCGGCACGAGGCGCACTGGCTGCGGATGCGCCTGCCGTCGGGTCGTTACATCTGGTACAACCGCCCGCTGATCGAGCCCGACAAATACGACCGCGACAAACTGACTTACATGGCGGTCAACCCGAAGACGCGGAAGTGGGAACGCACCAGCACCTACGGCGGCCGGCTCTGCGAGAACGCGGTGCAGGGCCTGTGCCGGGATCTGCTGGTCGACGCCACGTGGACACTGGAGCTGTGCGGCTACAACCCGGTGACGCTGGTGCATGACGAGATCATCGCGGAGCCCGCGCGCGGCCACGGTTCGGTCGGCGAAATGTGCGAGCTGATGTCGGAGCTGCCGGCGTGGGCGGCGGGTTTCCCGCTGTCGGCCAAGGGCACGCGCGGCGTGCGTTATCGGAAAACCTGAGAGGGACACTGTCATGTCTGACGATCAAGCGGCGGCCTATTTCGGCGTTGTGCGGATCTTCGCGCCCGGCACGGAGAGCGCCCTCTACGACATTGTCAGACATGAGCCCGGCTACGCCGACCACGTCATGGCGCGCGGGGCTTACCCCGACGCCGTGGCGATTGTCGATGCGCTGAACCGTCGGACGAACCACCGAGGTGCCGATGAGTGCTGAAAGGCGAACGCACATGAAAACGAAAACAGCGACCCCCGCGCTGCCTCTGGTGCCGTATGGCAACCCGAAGGAGCTTGACCGCGAGCTGGTCGAGAATGCGCTCTACTCCTGCAAACGACACGACAAGGCGCACTGCATCAATTCCAATTTCCTGCGCGCGTTCGCGGTGCATCAGGGCCGCGAGATCCGCTACGCGCACACGATGCGCGGCGCGTTCCACTGGAGCGAATTGATCGACGGCCAGTGGTATCGGTTCAGGGCACCGCTGCGCGTGAGCTACGCCAGGAAGATCGATGAGTTCGATGACAAGGCGCACCATTTCAGTCTGCCGGCCCGGTATCCCTTTGGCGCGACCGAGGCCCTCGGGCCGTGCGTGCCGACAGTGCCGGTCGACCCGGCGGTCACGCGCGAGCGGAAGGTTCGCCTGAAGGCGCGCATCGCCAGCGGCGCGCTGAAGCCCGGCGTGCGCGATCGCAAGCCGCAGCTGCCGTTCGTGCTGGCCTGATGAGCGCGCGGGCGGCGGTCGAGGCGGGGTGACCCGGGGTGCGAAATCCGGTCGCCGCGTCTCGTGTTCGCCACGCTGCTCGCTATCGTGGCTCTGCGCGAAGAAGCGCGCACCACTGCGTCACGGCTGTCGGGCACTGGCTCCTGTGCGTCCTCGTCCTGGTGCTGGCGGGGTGGGTGCTGGTGCCGCTCACGCTTGAGGTGATGGCGCGGTGAGCCGATCGACGGACGTTGAACGCAACCGCGCGCGGGCCCTCGAGATCGCGGAGCTGCGGCGCCAGCGGGTGCAGTGGAAGGTGATCGCCCGCCGGTTCGATGTGACGCCGGCATGGGCGCGGAAACTGCTCGATCAGGGTTGCCCGAGGTTCTGGACGCCGCCGCCGGCGCCGGAGCCGCCGTCACCGAGGGAACCGTGGTGGAAACCGGACGCGATCACGCGGGCGCTGGTGCGCGAGACGCGGCGGGAGATGGAGCGCGCGATGCGGCAAGGCTGGACGCCGCCGTGAATTATTCCGCCGCCGCGTCAAACAGATCGTCCATCGGGGGCGCGCCAGAGATGCGCGTCATGCGGGTGCGAATGCCCGGGTTCTCCTTGAACCCAACAAGGGTCCGGGTGCGGAAACCGCAGAAGCGGTGGCTCTTCTCGTAGGTTTTCCACACCTCGCTGTCGTTCAGAATGTAGACGTTGCCTGACCCAACCTTGGCGATGACGATCGCTCCGTGGGTTTCCAGGTAGCGTGTGGCCCTGCGGATCGACCGCTCCGCCACGTCCAGCTCCTCCGCCATCAGCTCGAGAGAGCAGACCAGGGCGTTGTCGTGGCCGCAGTGCTTGACCAGAAACACCCAAACCTTCGCCACGGTCGGGCCGCCTTTCAGGGTGATGAGGCCCTCGAGCCGGGCCACCCCCCTGTCATACAGTTTCACGAAACGCGGCCCGGCTGGCTTTTTCACATCGACATTCACCATCGAGATGTCCTCCTGTCCGGCCAAAAGTGACCGTAATCAGGACAATACCGAGACCAATCCGTGACTTGTCAAGGACACGATAGGACAAAAACACCGGACACTCTGACTGTCCAGGTTGGTGGACACTCTAGGTGTCCGGTGTCCCCTTTCTAATTCATTGAAATCGGCTGATCTTTTTGTTCGCTCTTTCTCTGTCTTCACAGGGGGCGGCATGCGGCCCCGCCGGAGCGACCGTCAAGGTCTCCGGCGGAGGCGGGGCCGGAGGCTGGCCACAGAGAAACGGTCGATGCAGTATCAAAATAAGTCTCATGACCAGAGACTGAGCTTGTGGATAACTCAGGCAAGGAAGAGGCTCGGGAAGGGGTGCTTGTTGTCAGGTCAGTGCATGGACGTAGCCGTGGCGGCCGTAGTAGCTTACATTCCGTAGTAAAAGGACGCGCGACCAGTGCGGGGTATCTGCGGGATTTATACGATCGAAGCCGACGGACTTATCTACGTTGGCGCGACAAAGAACGTGAGAAATCGATGGGCGGATCACGTCCATGCTCTGGTTCTCGGAACACACGAAAATTCACTGCTGCAAGAAATCTTCACTCGTCGGGGGCCTGCTGCTTTCAGCTTCAGGATTGTGGAATTTTGCGAGCGCGACGACTTGCCCGCCAGGGAGCAATTCTGGCTTGATCATCACTGGGCTGACGGTCTGACCGTGCATCAGTCTCCCAGCGCCCGGCTCACGGGATGCGCCACCCCCGGGAGGGCGGTTAAAGGCAGGACCATGAGCGCTGAACACAAAGCGAAAATCGCGGCGGCCCTGGTGGTGGCATGGAAACGGGATGATGGCTCACGCAAAGCAGCGCTGATCAAACGCAACAAAACCACACGCACCTGGGCTGACTAAGGGGCGTGATGTCGATCGGTCTGCTTTCATTGAGGTTGGAACCTTGGATCGTTGATCGGGGCCACGCGGGCGCCTGGAGGGGGGCTCAGCAGGCCGGGGAGCGCCGCCCCTCCGATCCCCGCCATCGTTCCGGCCGTGGCCTGGGGCGCCCAGCCGGCCGCCGCCTGATTGGTCAGATACGCCCGCCCGGGACCGGTGCGCGACAGCTGCTGAATGATCGAGGGCAGCACCAGGGCGCCGCCGCCCAGGAGCAACCTCTGCGCGAGGTTGCCGCCAGCGAGCCCGCCGCCCAGCACCGCGCCGCCTTGCACGAGCTGGCGCATGTTGGTCCGCATCGGCGTGCCGGAATTGGGGATCGGATCCTGAATGAAGGTCCGACCGATGCGCGCGACGTCGTTCAGGTCGCCGCGTCCCCTGGCATACGCCTCATTGTCGCCGGCCAGAACCGTGGACAAACGCGTGGCCGGAATATGTCCCGCCGCCGTGGCGATCGAGGGTGCGTTGATCGCCTCGCGGATGATCATGCCGTTGGCATACTGCCGCCGGAACGTGGCCAGCGCCGCCGCGTCCTCCGGCGAGAGGGACGCTTGCATGCCGTCGCGGAGCGCCTCCTGCAGCCGACCCAGGTGCAGTCGCACCTCGCCGCTGTCCACCGACCTGATGGTCCGCGACAGCTCGCTGTCGAGTGCCCCGAATGCCGGCCCCTCGACGTGCAGGCCGCCCTGGCCGTCGAGCCGGATCTTGGCGATGAAATCATCAACCCGGTTCCGCACCTGATGCGCGAGGCTCTCGGGCAGCTCACGCGCGGCGTTGTTGGCGACCGCCGTCACGGCCTGCATCGCCGGGGCGTCGACCCTGAAATTATTCCGATCGTAGACCGCCCCCATGCCCCGCCCGGCCCGCTCCAGGGCGGCGTTGACCACCTCGGGCGTGGCGAGGTTCTCCCCCGTCTCCCCGGCGCGCAGCAGGGCCGCCCGGTTGTAGGCGACCCGCTGCGCCTCCTCGTCCGCGTGCGCGACGCCAGACGTAAGGGGGAGATCCTTGAACACCGACTGCATGGTCTTCATCGGCGTGCTGCCGGTGATCTGGCCGGGGTTGAGCCGGATGCCCTCCGCCGCCGCTACCCCGGCGAGGCGCGCCTGCTCGGGGTTGAGCTGGCTGACGCCGGGCGAGATGACACCCCGCGCCGCGCCCGCCGCGAACGGCGTCAGCAGGCTCGCCCCCAGACCGACCAGGGGACTGCCGGAGGCCTGCGTGGCGCTGCCCCCGGCGGCCCCGGCGATGGCCTGGGTGATCGGGTTCTCGGCGAGCTGCCCGGCGACACCGCCCAGCACGCCCCCGGCCACGCGGGAGACGCCCGCCGCCGGCACGACCATCGACAGGGCGTCGCCCGCGCCGTGCCCGGCGGCGTAGAGGTTCCGCTCGGTCGGCGTGTCCGGTTTCAGCGGGCCGTAGATCGCGTCGCCAGCCGCGTTCAGGCCGCCGCGCGCCCATTTCGTGAACTGGCCGGGCGGCGGCGCGAACATATATTTCCGGTTCGATTGCTGGCCGGTGACCAGATCGGACAGGGTCGGCGTGCTGAGATCCGGCACCAGCACCCGCTCGAGGCCGCGCATGCCGGCGCCGACGGCGTCGGGGATGGCGCCGATCGCGCCGCCGATCGCGTCGTTGACGCCGGTCCCGACGGCGCGAATGTCGCGGTTGACCACCTCGCCGGGGGTGCGGGCGCTGATCCGCGCCAGCTCCTCCGCCTCGGCGGCGCGCTTGCGCTGCTGCTCAAATTCCGCCGCGATCGGATCATCTGGCATGGCTCATTTCCGTTTGATTTTCTCGACGGGGATCCCGTAGCGCCGCGCGATGCTGACCGCCTCGTCGTAGGTGCCCTCGCCCTTCGCCACGTGCGCGTTCAGTTTCTTCGCGTAGCTGTCGGCGGTTTCGCCATCCGGCAATTTCATGGGCTGGCCGGGCGGCGTGTATTTCGAGATCGTTTTAACCTCGGGGTAAACACTGTCGGGATCGAGGCCGCCACGCTTCGCCAGATCGCGATAAGTGGCGACGCGATCTCGGTATGCCGTCTCGTGGGTATTGAAAACGCTCTCGCCCTGCTCCACGAGATTGCGCCGCACCGACGGTGACAAAGTGCCACCACCCTGAATGTGCTGGATCATGCCCTGCAGCGTGTCGAACACGCCGCCGGTTCGCTGCACCGCCTCGCCCTCGGAGGTCATCACCACGCTGTTGGGATCGAGAATTTTCGCGAACGCGATGATCATCTGCCGGTCCGACGCTCCGGTGCCGACCGGTTCCGCCTGCCGCAGCGACAGCAGCGCGGGCCGGGCGTTGCTGTAATTGATGTAGACCGGGCCTCGCTCGATCTCCGATCGCACCTGATTGGCGTCGCTGAACAGCTGCTGCGGCGTGCGCGGCGTTTCCGTCGCCGGGACGGTGGTTCGCACGGCACTCGGCAGCGGTGTCGTCCCCTCGCCGAGACGAGGAAAGTTATTCGGCATCGGCTGGAATGTATCGACCTTGGCACCGTTGGGCTGTTCGACCGAAACCCAGCGCCCTTGCTGCGACACCAGATCGTGCGCGGCGCGATAGGCGCGCCCGATCGGGCTGGCGGGATCGATTGATCCAGCCTTCACCGCGTCCGCGTGTTTGGCCAGGATCCCCCGCGCGCTGTCGAGCGTCACGGGGGCGTCGAGGTCGGTCCCCTTGTCGATCACCGTGGGTTTGCCGTCGGGCGCCACGGTCACCCGCGCGTCGGGTGAAAACCCGTGCGCGGTGAGATACTCCGGCCCGGCCCAGGTGGTCTGGCCGGCGTCCACGATGTTGAGGCTGCCGTCCGCCTTGCGCTGGGCGATGGCATCCGGTGCCAGCCCCAGCCGGGCTTTTTCCGCCGCGTTGAGATCCGAGGTCTGGCCCTCGGCGATGCGGCTGTAGCCGGCCGTCGGGCTCCACTGCCACGTGCCGGGACCGAGGCGGGCCGACTGCTGCGGCGTCAACAGGATCGGCGCGCCCGGTTTGACGGATAATTCCAGCAGATGTTTCGCGCGCTCGGATGCCGGGAGCTGGCGCAGCAGGATGAGCTGCTCGCGGGTCAGGTCGGCCACGGAGCGCGGCGGCGTCGGTCCCGGAGGAGCGGAGGCGCCTCCACCCCCCGCGTCGGTGGCGGTCGCGGCGCCGCCCGGGGGCGCCAGGGAGGCCCACTTGCTGACGGTCGTCCGGTTGGCGTCGGCGGGGTCGCCCTGGCCGCTCAGCCATGTCCTGAGGCCCCTGATGCCGCCCAGCCAGGCGCCCTGCAGGAGGCCGGGGGCGGTGACCTGGACACCGCCGATGGTCTGGCCGACGTATTTGTCGAGGCCGGCCTCCTGGATCTGGCGCCAGTTGTGTGCCATGGCGACCTCGGCGGCCTGCCGCTGCGCGGTCGGGTCGGCCAGGAATTGCTCGTGCGTCAGCGGCGCGCGACCCGGCAGGATCCACGAACCGCGCCACTGGTTCGCGGCGCGTCCGCTCTCGTCGGCGACCGCCTCGCCCGGCGCCGGCCGGTAGACCCCGGCATCAGAGGCGAGGCTCGATCCGATCTGAAATCTGCCGCTGTAGCCCTGCTTGTTCTGAACGGTCGCGTTGCCGCCGCTCTCGGCCGGCTCGAGCGCCGCCAGCGCGGTCTGGATCGCGCCGCCGGTCGGTAGGTTGCCTGGGGTGACGGTGGACGCGCCGCCGGTCTTGCCGGCGATCAGCTGGTCGAACACCGCGTTGCTGCTGGCCTCGTTGAGCAGCTCGGCCTGCGCCTTTTTCGCCGCGAGGTCGTGCAGCCGGATCGTCGCCCCGGTGCCGATCGCCTGCTGGTAAGCCTGCGGCACATCACCCAGCGAGCCCAGGATCTGAGCGCGCTGCGCCGGCTGCAGACCACCCTGGCTCAACGCCAGCAGCTTGCCGCCGAGGGCGCCGAGGGTTTCCGACCGGGCGAGGCCCAGCGTCTCGGGGTCGTAGGCCGCGCCGGCCGGCACGGCGGTCGGCCGCCACCACTCGCGCCAGCCGCTCCAGAGGTCGTCCAGCAGCCCGGGGTCACCCTCGGCCATGTCGCTCTCCCGTCATCCCATCAGGCCCGGCTGCTGCCGGTAGCGCTGCAGCCACGGCGCGGCCAGCGTCGCCTGCTGACGCAGCTGCGCCAGCTGCTGGAGCCGGGCCTGGGCGATCCGCGTCGCGTCCAGCGGCGTCGGCCGGTAGGCGCCGCCCCCCGCCGCCACGGGCGGCGCGGCGGGGCTCGCGGCGGCCTTGGTCAACCCGGCGCCGGCCATGCCGGCACCGCCCAGCAGCGCCTTCTGGCGGGCGGTCAGGTCGCCGCTGGTGTCGGGGATCGGCTTGCCGTCGGGGCCCAGCTGCGGATTGCCAAACGGGTCCAGTTTAACCTTGCCCTGCCACATCTGGCTGATCGGGTCGCCGATGTTGCGCTGGAGCCAGCCCGGGCCGGGATTGATGCCCGCCGCGCCCGGGTTGACCGGATCCGGTACTGGCCCCGCCGGGCCGCCGGGCGTCATTGGCAGTGGCGGCAGGACACCAGACACCGTGGGCCCCAGCGACATCGGTCCCGGCGTGGCGGGCATGCCGGCGTTCGGCATGACGCCCGCGTTGCCGTTGACGAGGGCCGCCGCGCCCATGCCGCCAAAGCCGCCGTCGCCCGCCTGACCCACCATGCCGGCCAGCCCGGGGACGCTACCGCCCACGAGGGACACCGCCGGGCTGATGAGCCCCAGGATTTGCCGCCATTCCTCGTCCGTCATGATCCCACCCTCATCTGCTGCTGAACCCGCCGAGAACACCGCCGGCCACGGCGCCGACCCCGGCCACGTAGGGGTTGCCGCCGGAGAGCGTCGCGCCCGTGGCCGCGCCGCTCAGCGCGCCGCCGAGGGCGCCCAGCGCCGGGCTACCTTTGGACCCGCCCCCGGCATTGACCGTCGTGACACCGCTGCCGGGGGTGGAGCCCAGAATTTGGCTGATCCACTCAATCTGACTTTTGGTGTAGCCCTGCTGCTCGAGCCAGTTCTGGTAATTCAGATCGAGCCGGCCCTGCGCCATTTGCTGCTGCTGACCGCCGGAGGTGTCGAGCAAACCGATGTCGCGGATGTCGGCGGCCTGCCCGGCGCCGTAGATGTCCGCCGCTTGTTTGTAGGCGGACAGGTCCAGTCCCGCGCTGTCGAGGCTGGCGCGCTGGTTGGCCTGCTGCGCGGCGAGGTCGCGGGTGATGTCGCCGGTCGCCGCGCCTTGCGCCTGGGCAAAATTCGCCTGCCGCAGCTGCGCCGAGGTGTCCGCCGCGCGCTGACCAAATTGAGCGTCCGTCACGGCGCTTTGCAGTGCCTGCCTGGATCCGCCGAATGCCCTCGCCGACTGGAACACGTCGCCGACCTGACCCTGCGCGTTCTGTCGCGTCTGCTCGAGAGCGCGCAACGCGTTGGCTTCGACCTCTCCCGTGAAGGGGTTCATGTAGCCGCTCAGATCGGTCGCGGCGAGCGAATGAGGCATGACGGTCGGCGCCACGTAGGACGCTCGCGCGGCGGAACTACCGGCGAGGGAGCCCAACGCCGCGCCGGTATCACCCTGCATGTTCCTGATCGCGTCGGCGGCCTGGATCTGGTCGGGCGTCTGGCCGGCGATCCGCTCGTTGGTATATTGTTGATAAGGCGTATCTTTCATCAGATCGACAGCGTGGTGGAGATTGTCCTCCGCCGCGTTGTCGAGCCATTTCGGCAATTCCGCCCGGGTCGTCGTCGTGGTGCTGCCGCTGCCGCCGCCCTGACTGCAAAGGTGCCAGTCGGCGACCTCCCATTCCGTTGGCGGATCGATCGCGTCGGTATAGCGTGCCGGCCTCATGATTGCAGATCCTTGATCCAGTAGCCGCAGACGTGACGCCATCCTTCGGGATCGATCACCCGCTCCCAACCTCTGCGTCCGATCGCGTCGGCGCGCGTGGCGCCCTGCTCGATCGCCCAGGCATCGATACGCGGCTGCAACGCCCGCACCGCGTCCATCGTTCCGGCCACGCACCAGTAGCGCAGCATGCGCCGCAGCGGATAATCGTTCAGCTCCGTGACGATGAGGGCGTCGTCACCCTCCCATATCTGCGCCCGGCGATCGTTCGCCAGCGCGATCACGTCGGCGAGCGTGTGCGTGCCCGCCGCCGCGAGGGCCTCGTCAAGACGCGCCACGAGGCGCCGCTGCCGGGCGTCGGTCATGCCACGGGCGCTCCCAGCGGCATCCTGACCGTGGTGAGCGCGCCCGTGTTGTCGACGCTGACCTTCCACACACCGCCGTCAGGCGCGGCCAGCAGGGCGAACGGCGAGGCGCTCTCGATCGACAGCACGCGGCCGAAGACGCGCGACAGCTGGTCGACCAGCTGGCGCGCCTGTTCGGCGTCGTAACGGTCGGGCGGATACGGAAACGTGATGATCATCGGCCGCGCCCCGGGATGATGTCGAAGCGCATCTCGCCGACGCTCCACTGCTGGTCGCGAATTTGTTCAATCCGCAACCGAATGTCGCGGCCGGAGAACCGGCACTCGACCCAGCCGTCGGAGTAGGCCTGGAACGGCCCCTCTTCGTACTCGATCGGGTCGTCGTGGGTTTCGCGGGTGTAGGCGCGGATCTGCGTGGCGTCGTAGCCGGAGCCGCTGTCGAGCTGGCCGCCCAGTACGTTGAGGCAACGGTCCCCGGCACCCGGCAGCTGCTGCGCGGCGCTCTCGACAAACACGCTGCCGCCGCGCGAGGCGCCCGCGTCGAGCCAGCCAACCTCGTGCTGGTAGAGATGACCGTCGGCGCCACCCATGAGCGGATACGGCCAGACGCCCGCGCCGTCGATGCATGTGCGGTCGAGGTGCCCGATCGTCCACCAGCCCTCGCCGGGATTGGTGGCGATGTAAGCGTTGTTCTCGAGGTGGCCGGCCTCGGGAAAGAAAAACCACGCCTCGGGAAAACGTCCGTTGTTGCCGCCGACCATGCGGTCGCCGAGGGTTCGGATGTCGGTGCGGCGATAGAGAAAATCACTGACGTCGCACGGCAGCGGGACCACCGCGCCGTTCTTGTAGGTCCAGAACGTGTTGAGCCCGGGCCAGATCGCGGTGCCGGCGATCGTGACGAACGCCGAGGCCGCCAGCAGCCCGCAGGCCTCACCTACCTTCTCGAAACCGTAGACCGCCGGCAGGCCGACGTAGCGACCGATCCACAGCTCCTGTTCGGTCCAGAGCAGGATGCCGCCGCGCACCTTGGTGGCATTGACCAACGTGCCCTGGCACTCGAGCTTGAGAAACCCGGCGGTGTTGTTCGGATTGGCGAAGTCCCAGTCGAAGATGTCTTCGCGCGAACACCACGCGACGGTGCGCGGATCCCCGCCCGCGCCAAACAGCAGCACATATCTCTCGTCGGTGACGATCACGCCGCGATTATTGTGCGGCGCCTCGTCAACCGGCACGGCGATGGGATCGAACTCGGGGACCGGGTCACTGGAATTTGGCGACAGGTGCAGCAGGCGACCGTCGGACGAGGCCACCGCGACAATGTCCTCGCCCCAGGTGTCGATCGTCCAGATCGCTCCGCGCCCGTAAGGATTTCCCCCGGGCCCGAAAGCACCGGCATCGCGCGGCGTGCTGTAGGTCGAATAGTTGTAGGGGCCGGTGCCGTAGCCGCCCACGTTGGCGGTCCCCGTCGGCAGCGAAATAAACCCGTCCGGTGTTTTATCCAGCATCACGGCCTGATCGAGCAGCAGCAGCTGCGTGTCGGTGCCGATCGCGACATAACGGACGTCGCGGTTGGAGCGCCACGCGACCAGCTTGCGCGCGGGCGTATCCATCGGCACCGACGTCAACCGGTCCCAGCCGCCGACCGGCACCAGGGCGTTATTGCGCCAGCGGATCAGGTTGGCGTTCCACCATCGGCCGCGCGCCATGCCGTCGGTGCCGACGCGGACGATGCCGGGCGGGAATTTAAGAGCGATCAATGTCATTTCGGCGCCCCCGGCGGCGGACACAGATGCCGCTCGACCATGTCACGCAGGCGGTCGATCTGTTTCTCGGTGTTATCGATCCGGGTCAGCGCCGCCACCATCGCGTGCGAATTGCTCCACGCGACGCCGATCAGCGCGCCCAGCAACAAGGGCGCGGTCGCGGCGAGGGCCTTGATCCAGATCATTCCGCCGCCGGATTGGAAACAACCTCGCGAAGCTGCGTGACCGGCTGCGGTTGCGGTTGCGGTTCCGGTTGCTCCTCGGCGCGCTGCTGCGCCAGACACTGCTGTTGCAGCTCGTTGATGATCGGCGCCATCACCCGGTAGGGCCCCTCGGCGAGCTGCGCGAGGACCACGTTCCATTGCTGCGCCTCGAGGATCACACTCAATCTGTCGTTCGGTTCCATGGTTGCTTCACCCTGCTCTGCTGCCGTTGAAGAATGTCAGGTCGTTGAGGTTGACGATCGTCGCCGCGACACCCGTGTCCTGCTGGACCCAGATCTCCACGAAGTCGGTCGTGCCGTTGAGGTAGACCGAGGCGTTGATCGTCAGGCTCTCGATCCCCGTGTAGGTGTTCAGGCGCTGCGTCCGCACGACCGTGGTCGCTGAGTTTTTGGCGATCTGGATGTGACGACTGCCGCCGGTCGCCGCGATGTTGAACGCGACCGACGCGGAAATGTGATACACGCCGGGATATCGCGGCCGCCAGCGCCGGTTGGTCGTGTCGAACCACGTGGCCGGATCGATCGTCACCGTGTTGAACGCGACCGTGGTCCAGACGCCGGATGGGATCGACTGGTCGTTGTTGGTGGTCACCGAGAAATAGCACGCGGCGGACTGTTTCGATGTATTATAGAAAAGCGTCGAGCCGTTGCCGATCGCCGGGACGGCCGGCGCGCTGTCCTCGTCGGGATTATAAAACAGGATCTTGTTCTCGAATGGCGGATAGGCGCCCGTGGCGTCGGAATAGACGCCGCCGTGACCGGGCGACACGAGATTGAACACGTTGGCCCGCGCCGGGGTGTCGACGCTGGCGCCGGAGCGGAGATAAATTCCCGCGCCGACGCCGCCGCTCACACGCTGGATGCGAACCATGTTGAATGTATTGTTGTCGCAACTATAGAGATCGAGCCCCTGGTTGTTGTTATGCAGGACGTTGATCAGCCCGAATGTGTTGTTGTAGGCGTTGCCGACGAACGAGATGCCGTCCATCCGCAGCGCCGACCCGGAGCCGGCCTGCACGCCGCGATAGCCGAGGTAAGGCACTCGGCAGAATGACACGCCGTTGTTCCAGCTGGCGGATCGGTTCAGGCAGCTGAACTGCAGCCCGGCGATCAGATGCTCCAGCGCGAAGAAACTAAATTCGCTGTCTTTCACGGCGGCGCAATAGACGCCCACCGTGGCCGCGTTGGTGTAGGGGAAGACCCCGGCGAACAGGTTCATATCAAGCACCGCGCAGCCGCCCAACGCGCCGCCGCCGTCGCTGTCACTGAGCGGCGCGATGTCGATCTGGTGCCCGCTGCCGCCGGGGCCGATCCACAGCAGCGCGGTGACCGCGCGCGTGTTTGAATTGGATCCCCAACCGGGCGTGTAATCGTGTTCGGCGTCGCGGCCGGCGCCGACCAGCCTCACGCCGGATTGCGAGATCCGCAGCGCGACCGTCTGCGCGAAGGTGCGGGCCGGGAACCACAGGGTGCCGCCCCCGGCGGCCTGCACCGCGTTGATCGCCGCCTGCATCGCGGCGTAGTCATCGGTGACGCCGTCGCCCTTGGCGCCAAACTGGGTGACGGACAGAGGGCGCCCGTAGGTCTGGAGGTAGTAGGTTCCGTTCGCGGTCGTGATGATCGAGCCGCCGTTGTCGGTGCCGGCGACGCCGCGCACATAATCGCCACCGCCACCGTCGCCGGGGGCGTAGTAGCCCTGCGCGTAGACCCAGGCGGCGGTGCCGTTCAGGGCGCGCAACGCGGCGATCGACGCCACCACGACGGCGCTCCTGGCGTCGACGTAGCGCCGTGGCACCGCCTCGAGGTCTGCGGTCGGGTCGCGGGCCAGCGTAACCGTCGCGCTGCCCTGCAGTGCGAGCCCGGCCGACAGGGTGAGCGGAATTGAGATCGTGTTGTTGATCGCGCCAATGAGACGCCACCACGGGCCCCACGCGCCATTCTGGACCGATCGATACCAGATCGCCGGGCCGCCCGACCGCTCGCGACCACCCATCATGAGCTGGCTCTGCCAGTAGGCGAAAGCGTTATACCCCTCCAGCACCAGCGCGGCCTGATCGATCTGGTCCGCCGGCCAGTTGACGCCGCCGGTCTGGTTCGTGATCTGACGCAGGCCGATGAAACCGTCGGCGATGGTATTTAAATTAAACGCGCCAGCGGCGACCTCCTGGATCGTCGGCGTCCACTTCCACGCGAGCGCGCCGCGTCCATACGTTTTCGCATCGTTTGGCGCGTCGGTGATCAGCGGCGACCAACCCGACCCGGCGCCCGTTGTGTTGACATAAATCTGCGACCCGACCGCGCCGTCGCTTCGCAGGAACAGCGAGGCAACCGGCGCGGTGCCGCCCGGCGCCCCGGTGCCAACACTGATCGACGGACCCGCGATGGCGAATTGCAGCGCGCCCTGATCGGTGATCCGCAGCCGCTCCACGGGCGTGACGGTGCCGATCGGTGCCGTGTTGAACTGGATATATCCACCCGCCGCCGTGTCACTGAACGCCTGCGCGGCGCGGATCGTGACGTTGGCGGACGAAACGAACGTGGTCGAGCCCCACCCCCACCCCTCAAAGCGGCACAGGGTCTGATCCAGAGCGACCGCGCTCGGCACCGTGGGCGTCCCTCCGGCGGCTTTACCAATCCAGGCTGGCTGACTGTTGTTGTACGTTTCGATCACGGCCCGAGAATTGCCGCCGACCGAGGATACGACCCGGAAGATCACCCCCGACCCCGGCGGCGTCGTCGTCATGACGCCGTTCAGCAGGGTGAACGTATTGGGCGTCCCGGTCAGGATCGGCCCGGTCATCTGGACATTGCCCGCCAGCGGCAGGAACGGCCCGCCGACCGGCATCGGTTGCCAGTTCGTCACGCCATCGGTGTTGATGTAGATCTGCGATCCAGCGGCGCCGTCAGAGCGCAGGAACAACGAGGCGACCGGCGCGGTGCCACCCGGCGCGCCCGCGCCACTGGTCACTGTCGGGCCTGTCCCGGCACCGACGCGGAAGGACGGCGCGCGGATACCGTTCGCCACTTGCAGCAGCTCACTACCGTCCGCGACGGTCCCGCCGATCAGGAGGAGCCCACTGGAGAGCAGCCGGGCGCGCTCCACGGCCGCCGTCGCACCGGTCGGCACCGTCGCCAGTGTCAGATAAGTTCCCTGTGCCGCGTCGTTCCACGGCTCGGCCGCGCGAAGGCTCATCATCACTTTGAGCCCGCTCAACCCCGTCACGGACCAGCCCTGCCCCGCGACGTTCAGCAGCACATAATCGGTCGTGACGCCGCTCTGCGCCGCCGAGGTGCCACCCGATCGCCTGCCGACGACGATCGGATTTTGACCGGAGGAGCCGAAACTCTCCACCGAGAGCGTCGTGTTCTGACCGTCCGCGCCAAGCACCCGGAGCGTGCTTCCCGCCGACGTGGCGGGCGAAAAGGCGTTGGAAGAAACCACGAGCGGCGCCGTGTTGCTGGTCCTGATCGGCCCGGTCAACGCGCCACCACTCAGCGGCAGGAACGCGCCCGACCCGGCGATCGGCAGCGCCGCGACAGCCCTCCCCGATCCGTCGTTTCCCGCTCCGTACCAGAGCGTGCCTTCAGCCTCGTTGAACGCGAGTTCGCCCCACGCCATCGGAACCGGGGCCCCCGCCGCGCCAGCGTCGCGGCGTCTGATGCGGAGAAGGTTCGCCACTCAGAATGTTCCCATGTCGAACGTAATACCGTCGATGGTGCCGCCCGTGATGGCGACGGCGACGGCGTTCTGAGCCGCCATGGTGCCCATGCCGGTCACGTCGCTGACCGGCACCGTGGCGGCGGCGGTAAACGCTCCGGTGCCGTTGCCCTTGAGGTAGCCGGTCAGGGTGGTCGCTCCGGTGCCGCCCTTGCTGACCGCGATGGTGGTGGCGTTCCAGGTGCCGACGGCGACGGTGCCCAGCGTGGTGATTGATGTCTGGCCCAGGTAGCTGGTGTCGATGTCGACGCTGTCGGCGAACACCGCGATGCGCGCCGTGGTGCCCTTGACGTCAAATTGGTTGCCGGTTCGCACCAGACCATCGCCCGCCGTGACCTGGGCCTGCTGGCTGAATTGCACCCAGGTGATCGGCGTCGTGCCCAGCGACCCGCCCGCCACGGCGTTGCAGACCCACGAGCTAGAGGAATTGACCGCGCCGTTCGATACGAAGACGTAAGCCTGCGGCACCTCGGCCCACGCGTCCATGTCGGTGGCCCGGGTCCACGCTCCCGACACGGCGATATAAATTCCATTATTCTGCGGCAGCGTCTGGTCTTTCACCAGCACGCGATCGTTGGCCGCCGTGGTGTAGCCGTCAATCGTTTGCAGTCCGCTCAACACGATGTTGAGGCCTGACGTGGCGACGGCGACGGCGCCCTTGGCACTGAGCCCGGCCGAGTTCTGATCAACGTATTTCTTGGTGGCCGCGTCCTGGTTGTTCTGCGGGTCCAACAAATTGGTGAGGTATTGACTGTTCATCGACACGGCGGTCGTTGGCGCCGCGAACTGATCGAGCCGGGTCGAGCGGACGAACGCGGTCGTCGCCAGGGTCGTGTTGTTGGTGCCATTGGCCTGCGTGACACCCACCGTGCCGACCGGCAGCTGCGGCGTCCCGGTGAAGATCTGACTGTCGATCTTCGCATAGGTTGAAAGCAAAGACGTAAAGCCAGCACCACCGACGATGCCATTCGAGAACAGGTTCGTGAATGTGCCAGACGCAGGTGCTGTGGCACCAATCGCTGGTGGCGATGCGAAATAGTTGATGAAGCCCGCGCCGGAGACGGCACCGGTCGCGGACAGCGTGGTGAACGCGCCGCTGGCCGGGGCCGTGACGCCGATCGACGGCGGCGACGCGGCCCAGGCGACCATACCGGTGCCGGTGACCGTCCCATTGAGCGTGATCGTTCCCGTGAACGTCGGGTTGTTCGAACTGGCGCGCGACGTGTCGGACGGGTGGACGTGATCGCCGCGCGACCACAGGCCCGCCACACCGGACGCGGCGGTACCGTTCATGGCCGGCAACGCGTTGCTGCTCATCCCCGGCCCGGCGATGGCCACCACGACAGAGCTGCCGCCGGAGCCCTCGCCGTAGTAAAGGATGTGACTGTTTTCATTGTAGGCCAACTCGGCGTTCGCCAGCCCCGTCGGCGCGTCGGGCGCGCCGGGAGCGGTGCGACGCTTGATCCGAAGGACGTCAGTCATCAGAAATTCCCCCCGTCGATCACGTGGTTTTCGACATAGTATTTGCTGGCCGCCTCGAGCGGATCCTCGGGCTCCTGGCTGGCCAGCAGCAGCCGGCCGCGCATCGTGCCCCCGGGCAGCGGCAGATAGTCACCCAGCGCCGCCTGCGTCGCGATCACGTCGTCCAGGGTCTGAGCGTTCTGGTTGAGCATCGGCCCCCAGGCGTCGTCGTCACCGCCATCAATCGGCATCAGCAGACCAAGTCGTGGTGTGGACGTTGGCATGTCGTTACTCCTTCATGATGTATAAAAGGGCCACCCACGGCGGATCCATCGGACCACTGACCTGATGCGTGTGGTCGCCCGCGAAAGCGACGCCGTGCGCGTGCGCCTGACCGCCGCCTTGCCAGTCGGTATCGATATTGTGGCTGTGGTCGCCAGCGAGGTTGGTGTTGGCCGACACCCCGTAACCAGCACCGCCCGGCAGGCCGCCGCCGCCGCCGGCCTGGGTGACGACAAACTCCCCGCCAACGACGCCGTGGCTGTGCAAACCCTGCGCGTCGGTCTGGCCCTGGTGTTTATGCACTGGCATCTGATCGTAGGTGATCGCCGTGCCATTGACGGCGCCGCCATGATCGTGCGCGCCGCCCGCCGCGCTGGCGCCGGACCAGTGATCGGAGCCGCCGCTCGAGCCCACCGCCTGCAACCCGGCCGTCCCCTTAATGAAACGATCGGAGAGGTTGGGCGTGCCGTTCTGGCCGTTGCACAATAGCCACCCGGCGGGCACCGCGTTGGGCTGGCCATACCACGCGATGATCGATTTGGACGGCATCGCGGCGGCGACCGCCGCGTTGATCGCGTCGTTGACCGCGTTCTCGGCGGCGGCCATGAACTGGATCACGGCGGCCGCGTGCGTGTCGATCAGATCGAGGTCGGAATTAAGTTTGATACCCCACGTCTCGAGCGACGCGTTGATCTCCGGCTTGCACAGATTGAGCGCGGCGGTGAACGTATCAGCCATGACAGGCCTCCGTTGGCGCCCACGTCGCGGGGCAGGGAACCGACGTGGCCCAGACCGCGTCGCACGGGACACCGGGGAGCCATTCGCCGGGTGGAACGACCGGCGGTCGCCACTGGATCTGGAGGTCGGCCAACAAGCTGCCGCGTCCCACCATGACCGGCACGCGGAGCTGCTCCGGCAACAACGGAAAATCCGCCAGGGCGCGGATCGAGGCGCGACCCCGCAGCGCGGCGGACAGCTCCACGTGACGCCACTGGGAGTAAGGCCCCCAGCCCGAGGCGAGCAAACCGTAGGGGCGCCCCCGGTAGGTCACTGGAGGCCCAGCGCGAGCTGCGCGACACCGAAGCGCACGGCGTCACCCTGGTTGACGGGCCTGGACGAGGTCAGGGCGCCCCAGGCGAGGAGGTTGCCGCCGCTGGCCGCGTCATGCACGCCGACCCACTGCACGACGCCCCAGCCGGCGCTGGCGGCCGCGAACTGGATCACGTTGGTATTGGAGGCACTCGAGGAGCCGTCGGTCAGCGCCGGGCCCAGTGCGAACGTCACGGCGACCCGGTCATAGCCGAGGGCGGCGGGCGGCTCGGTGCCCGGCCCGGCGTCGCTCGGCGCCGTCGTGAACAGCGACACGAACAGCGCCGGGGGGCGTGAAAACGGGATGCCGCAGAACACGTGGCCCAGCAGCTGCCGCTCCAAATAGTCGCTGAACGCGCCATAGGTGGTGCCGCTCATCACACCACCCGCAGATTGCGTTTGATGGCGCCGCCACCACCGAGGGTCGGCACGCGCGCGAACCGCAGCATCATCAGCGCGTAGCGCAGCGCCGAGATCACGTCGTCGTGCTGTTTGACCGGCCGGCCGTCCTTGCGGTGATAATTCCGCAGCTCCTCGAGCAGATCGGACAGGTGTGAGAAAATCTTAAGCCGGCCGCTCTCGAGCCGGTCGATCATGTCGGCGATCGACGCCTCGATGCCGAAACCGCCCTCGGGAAATGTGGCATGCTCGAAACACATTTTCAGGCCCTGCTTGCGATACAGTTCCGCGATGGGCTCGCCCGACGTGCGGTCGTGCGACGCCGCGTCGTGCGGCCACGCCACCGGAGTGAGGGATCCCCAGCCTTTAAGAATGGCCGCGTGCTGCGCGACGGTATGTTGCGTGACCGAAAGGGCGTGGGTGACGTAGACCGCGTCGGCCTCGCGATCGTGCGCGATGTTCACCGCCCCAAACGGGTGATCATAGCCGAGGTCGATGCCCATCAAACGCGGCCAGTGACGTGGGATCACGAACGCCTCGATGACGAAGGCATCCTCGGGAACCGCGAAAACCTTGCCCGACCCCAGCTGCGGAATGCCGCGCGTGCGCGCCTCGCGTTCGTGCGGTTTATAAAACGCGACGATGCGCTTGCGCTGCTCCGGCGTGAAATGAGCGGCATCGTCAATCGTCATCTGGATCAGGATGCGATCCGGCGTCGTCGGTCTTGGGTAGAACAGCCGCACGACCTCGGACATGCCCTCGAGCGGCGTGAACGTCAGCATGATCATGCCATTCGATGCGTTCGTCCGCGTAACGGCCTCGGCGTAAATGTCGTAGGGCGGCTCCTCGTCCATCCACACGACGTCGAGCGTCTCCGCCTGCAATTTGGCGCGGTCCTGCTGGTATGACTTAAATCCGATGGTGGAATTGCCGCCGGAGACGTGCCGCACCGTGACGGTATCGTAAGCGTCGGACACGCCGCGCGAGGCGGTGGTGTCCACGATCAGCCGCTTGGGCACGAGCCCGGTGCCGGGGGCGGAGGCGCGGCCAAACAGCAGCCGCTGGCAGCTGTCGCGGGTCAGCTCACTGGAGACGCCGATCGCCCAGGCGGCGATCGGATCGTGGAATGTCCGGCCCTGCCACCAGATCGGATAATTGCCGGTGAGGTGGTAGGACATCTCGGCGCTGGCACAGTAGGTCTTGCCGGTCTGGTTCGACGCCAGAAGGAGACGCTCGCGAAACGTCTTGCCGTGCGCGTGGAACGCCTCCTGTTTGGGATAGGGCTCGTAAAGTTCAATGGTGCGCTCCGACAGGAGACGCTTTGTCTCCAGGCGCAGCGCCCGCAGCGCCTCGGGATCGCTGGCCAGGGCTGCAACCAGCGGATCGATCGGCGGCGGCCGGGAGAGGAGGGTCTGGCTCATCGCTTCCAGCCCCCGGCCGAAGCACTCCACGGGACGGGATTGACGCCACGCCCGTAGCCTCGGACCCGCCGCGTGAGCGGCCCGCCAGAGTGCAGCGCGACCTGAGACGACAAATTAAGCGCGGCGATCCGGCCGTCGTATTCCTTGGCCCAGGTGGCGACGCGCGCGTCATCGAGCAGATAGGGCGACGCCTTCGTCAGCGCACCGAAGAGATAAATTCCAACATCGCGCGTGGTGAGCCAGTTGGTCGGCGCGTCAACCGACAGTGTCGGGATCCGACGATAATACGTCATATGCAGCAGCAGCTCGCCGGTCGGGACCGGCGCCAGCTCGATGGCGCTGTCGGTCCAGCTGTAGTGCGTGGGCGCGCAACCGGCGTTCCGCCGACGGATCTCCTCCAGTGCATCGGGCGTGCAGAATTTAAGAGCGCGCTCGGCGCCGTCCATCCACAGCCGCGTCGCGTCGAGCCAGTCGGCCGGCAGCGCCGTGGCGGCGCAGTTGACCATCGCGTCGACCGTCGTCTGCATCTCGCGCGAGCGCAGCCGCGACTGTAATTCCGTCTCGGTCAGGACGATGAAATCACCGGCCATGCCGTCGAGGTCACGCTTGTTCAGCCAGCGCGGAATTGTCGTTAACAGATCATTATAGTTGCCGAGTGCCATTCAGACCCTCCCCGGCCAGACGCGGAACGCCCTGTTGTCGGGATCATTCAGCCACCGCCGCCACTTTTGCTCATCGTGCTGCCAGCCCTCGGCGCGGGCCTTGTTGATGATCGCGATCGGCACGCGCGCGACGAGCCGGAAATGCCGGCCGGTCTGGTCGACGTCGGCGTCGCGCTGGTTGGCGCGCAGGATCCGGCCGACCTCCTGCTCGTCATGGACGACCACGGCATCGTCGCCGGGGGTGACCGACACCCAGCGCAGGACACCGCCGGAGCTGTCGAAGAGCGCGCGAAACGACATGGCAGGCGCGGCGGGCTCGCGCCCGCCGCCTCCCTTCAGTTAGATCGGAACGTGGAACGTCTGGGTGTCGAGCAGCACGCCGGCCTCATCGACCAGCCGCACGACGTAATCGCCCGGCGTCTCGAATGTGTGCCTCGCACCAGCGTGACTGGCCTTGGCGTCGGCGGAGCCATCACCCCACACCACGGTCCCCCGGACCCCGGTGGCGGCCTTGGCGACCGCCTCCGAGGGGTTGCCACCAGTGGACAGCGTCAGCGCGCCGGGCGCCGTCCCCTGCTCCGCGACGGGGGCCGGTTGGGACGCCCCGCGCCTCGCGTTGGCGGGCGGCACCGGGAGGTCGCCCGGGTTCAGGCCGGCGTAGGGCACCGGGCCGGTCGAGCCTGGAGACACCAGGACGTCGCCCTCTTTGGACAGCACCGTGCCGGTCGTGCTGCCGTCAAAGGGGACGGCCTCACCCTGCGGATTGATGATCCGCAGGCGTCCGTCGGGGCCCATCTGAGGCGTGGCGTCGCCGGTCGCGGCGGCACCCATCACACCGCCGATCACGCGATCGGTCTGACTGAACCGCGCCGCCAGGGTGATCGGGCCCGAGGTGATCAAATCGGCGATCTTGAAGTGGGCCGCCTCGTTGCTGCACTGGAGCCCATACTCGGACAGGATCAGCTTGGTCGTCGCGTCACCAATCGTGCCGATGTCGATCCGGTCCAGTTTCCGGTAGTAGGCGATTTTGCTGAACGCCGGATCCCAACCAATCACCGTGCTTTTGGTGATGTTACGACATGGATACGCTTTCACCTCGCCAAAGTCGGACACATAGAAATCCACCGACGCCACGACCTCGTCGGTGTCCACGGTCCTGCGGCTGTCCTGACGCCCCTCGAATGTGCTGAACACCCGCTTGATGTATGAGCCCATCAACAGGTGATCCGGCTCGCCGCCGTTGTCATAAGTTTGCTGGATCGCGTCGGCGAGCATCGCCTCGGTGAACGCGCGCGGCGTGCCGGGCGTGATCGGCGCCGTGGCGCTGACCGGGTTCGCGCCGGTCGCGCCATAAAACGCATTGGTGGTGATCCAATGCTCGAGGCCGCGCGTGTTGCGCGCGGTCACGTCGTCGGCGCCCGCGTTGTAAGGGTGTGGACCCAACAGGATCGTCTCCATGTCGCGCTTGAGCGCCTTGCCCACCAACACCATCTGGTGCGCCATCTCGCCGGATTTGCCCGCCGCGTCGGCGGCCTCCTGGGTGCCAGAGACGGTCGCGTCGCGATTACTGATCTGCGCGACGTTACCAATTCGCACCGTCGGCGTCGCCGCCGACCGCGTCAGCACGAAACCCTCGACCTGAGCATTCGTCGGATTGACGGCCGGCAGATGCTCGGTCTGCCAATCAAACATCACATTGGAGATCGATCGCGTATCGGACATCGAAATGAACGGCACATCCGACGGATCAACATTGAAGATGACGTCGGCGAGATCTTCACGGTTACCCTTCGCCTGATAAGTCGTGAAGGCATTGGTTACTTTCGGCATTTGCTCGCTCCATCACAGGAGGCCACGAATGACAGTCGCCGCATCGGCGACTGAATGTGATTTCGCGAAACGCTGTTTTGCCTGTGTGTGCGCCGACAGGCGACGGCGGGTCGGATGCGGGCCCGGCTCGGGCGATGGGCTGGCTTCGCGGCGCGGCGGGTTCGGAACCGCCAGACCGCGTTTGGCCAGCTGGGCGTAGCGCGCGGCCTGAAACAGGACCAACACAGCCCTGTGATCAACGACCTCGCGGATCTGCTCCTCGGTGTAGCCCAGCTCCTCGGCGTATTTGCGCGCCATCTGGGTGACCTGTTTCCATCGCGTATCGTCAGCCCAGGCGGGCACTCGCTCCTTGATGAGTTCCCGCTCACGGACCAACAGTTCGGCGCGATCTCGCCGCCGCTGCTCCTCGCCCAGCTGCCACAGACGCAACCCTTCCTGTTGCGCGGCCTGTTTCTTGCGGCCGAGGTCATCCCATATCTCGCGCTGCCGCGCGTATTCGACGGGATCATGCTGCATCAGCGCGGGCCAGTCGGGCTCCGGTAGCTCGGTCAGGGCCTTGTATTGCTCATGCAGTTTCGGCAGCAGCTCGGCGTATTGCGCCCGCTCCGTGCGAAGCACCTGGGCCTCGACCTGAAGCGCGCGGCGCTCCTCGGCGTTGGCCATGGTCTTCTTGGTGTAGTCCGATTGCCTCAGGTAGCCGCTGACGACCTCCGCCTCAGGCAGCTGCACACTCTTGCCGTCGATTTTGACGGTGAGCATGCGCGGCGCGGGCGTGGCCTCCTCGGCGTCGTCGGCTTCATCGGTCGCCTCATCCGCCCCGTCTTCCTCGATCTCATCAGGCGAAATCACATCATCGATCTCGCCGTCATCAACCTCGGCCAGCGTTTCGCGTGGGTCGGTTTCGGCCTCGGACGGCGCCGCGTCCTCCGACGCCCGAGGCGCCGGCTCGCGACGTGGCACGGTTGGCCGCGTCGGTGCATCCGGTGTGCCGCTCTCGCGGTCCAGAATTGCCTCGATGCTGGCCGCCGCCTCGCTCAGCGTGGATCCCGGCCGTGTCGGCGCGGGGGTGCCCGGTTGCTGCTGCGTGCCACTCATTGATCGGTATCTCCCACCGTTCTCAAGACAGAACGATAATTCCGCCGCGTAATGGCAACGCCGCTGATCGCCTGGGCGAGGTCAGTGGCGAGCGCGTCGAGCGCGCGGAGCATGAGGTAGGCGCCCTCCCTGCCGACGGGGTCTTCCGGCGGCAGACGGCGCATCTGATCGGCGTAGCGCGCCTGGAGCCGCGTGAACGCGGCGCGCAGGCCAGGATCCTCCAAGGTCGCCTGAGCCTCGATGGCGGCCTCGGTGGCCGCGTGCAGGGCGACGGAGGGATCACGAACTGGCGCGGTCATTGCCGTTGCTCCTCGGGATAGAGCAGGCTGGCGCCAACCCCTCCGGCGGCGAGCGGCGTCAGCAGCGGTTTCTTCCCCCGAAGAAAATCGAGCAGCGCCCCGGTCGGCGTGCCGCCGCGCACCTTGGCGGTGTTCTGGAGCCGGCCCTCGAGCGCGCCCATGAACGAGGTCGGCAGCGATTTGAGGCCGGTCACCCGGCCACCGCCGACCCACAAAGCAGCCTGGAGCTGCGCGGGCGTGACGCCCATCTCGTCGGCCAGCGACTGCTGGAACGCCTCGAGCGCGCCGTAGTGGTTCGCCTCGGGGACATCCTTCCAGGCCTGCGGTATTCGCAGCACCTGATCCATCGAAATACGCCCGCTGGTCACCGCGTCGCGCCAGTTGATCTTGTCGCCCTTCTGGATGCCGACCGAGGGGTAGTTGACGTCGGCTTCCATCGTCGTGTTCAAAAATCGCGGGTCACGCGACAACATGCCGATGAGGCGGAGGTTATGCTTATCGACGGTGACGGGTCGCTGATTTCCTTGCAAATTGGCATCAAACGACGCGCGCTTGGGCCGCATCTCGGGATCCAGCGGACCTCCGGCGAGGTCGCCGTAAGCATTCAGCTGGGTGTTCTGCATTTTGTGGCCGTAGGGCGGCACCAGATCTTCGATCGTCTGGACCGGCGCACCTTGCCGCTCCTTGATGTTGTAGTAGGAGGCGGTGCGGATATTCTGGCTCACGTCGGAGCCCGCCGAAACGGCGCCGACGGTGGACATATACTTCGCGAACGTCTTGTTGCCCTCGTCCGGTCCCAGTTCCGCAACAAACGCCAACCGTAACGGCTCGGCATTATACCAGTACGCGCCGCCCTGCTTAAAGCCAGCCTCGGCGACGGTGCGAAGTTTCGCCCGCAACTCGGGATCCGTGGTCGCCTGGACAATATGCTCCGGCAGGCCCTTACGCCTGCCGGCGTCGGGGTCGATCCGCAGCAGACCCTCCTGCGCCACCTTGGGCACCTCCCAGGTGTCGGACAGGTCGAACACCTGTCCCGGGCGCACCGGGGATCCCTCTCGCAGCTGGGCCTGGGTGATCGGGCCGGTGTTGGTCGAGGGCACGATATCGGCGTAGGTCGGCAGACCCAGATCCTCGAGGCTCTTGTCGGCGTTGGAGCCCATGCGACCGGTGGTCGTCAGGGTGCCGCCACGGGTCTGCGGCGCGGCCCAGATCGCGTTCCTGACCGGCGCCCGATTGTGCCCGATACCCGCCAGCAGCGGATCCGCCGGAAGCGCATCCGGCGCCACGTAGGGCGCGGCGGCGGGGTCGTAATCCGGCACCTCGGTCATCCTGGCCGCCATGCGCGACGGCAGCGGGTTCCGGGGCGCGCGAGTGCGGGCCAACGCCACCGCCCGGGCCTCCGCCGTGGCCGGTGACGGCGCGCCACCCGCGAGGGCGGCCTGGCTGAACAGGTCGAGGGAGCCGGCGCGCATCGCGTCGGCCTGCTCGGCCGACAGGAGGCCGCCGGGGATGCCGAGGAGGCCGTCGCCGGTCTGCGTGGCGGGCCGGAAATCAGCCCGGGGACCGGTGAATGACTGGAGCGTCTCGGTGCCGATCGGATTGCGGCCCAGCTCCGCGAGGCGCTGGCGCAGCCACACGTCGTCATCCTCCGTCAGCAGGCCGCCGAGGTCGGACCACCCCATCACGGACCTCCTTCGGCGCTGGCACCGTTGCCGGGTTGACCATTGACACCGGAGCCAATCGGCGGGGCGCGCAGTGCCTCGCGGATGAGGCCGGTGCGGATCTGGGTGTTGGCGCGCTGGGTGGCGATGTCGCGATTGGTGCCGAGGCTCGCGGCCTGCTGCCGCTCGGCCGAGGCCTCGGCGGCGCGCTGCTGGACCGCGTTGGCGATCTGCTGCTCACGGGAGAGCTGCAGTTCATGCTGCCGCGCCAGCGCGGTGCGGTCGCGCTCGAGGGCCGCCTGGATCGCCTGGATATCGACCTGGGTGCCGTATTTCGCGGCGATCTCGGCGGCGCGCAGCAGGACGTCGGCGTCAAGCTGGTCGCGCCGGAAATCGTCGTCGGATCGCGCCTTGGCGGCGTCGAGCTGCTGCTGGGACTGGTCGGTCTGGAATTTGGCCTTGGTCTTCTCGCCCTCGACCTGAGCGAGGAGCTGGTTCGGATCCGGCGGCTTGTTGGCCGCCATCTGCTGAGACAACATCTGCTCTTGCCCGGGGGTCACGACCTTGAAGAACCGATCGGGGTTTTTAAATCCAGCGATGCTGAGCATCTCGGCGTAAGTCTCGCGCAGCTGGCCAATGCTCACGAGAGCATTGTCGGGACCAAGCATCTGCAAAACCTGTTCCTGTTTCGCACCGATCGTGGCGAGGAACGCCATGCGCTGCTCGTCGGTGCCGCGCCCCAGCCCGACATTGACCGAGACATCCATCTCGGCGTCCCAGAAACGCGGATCCACGTTCACCCATTGGTTACGCAAGCGCACCACTCTGGGCTTGTCCTGGTGCCGAATGATGAAACGCAGCAGACCCCGGAACACGTCCTTGATGCCGATTTCCGCGAAGGTGCGCGCGATCAGCTCGACGCGATCCTGCTGCGCTTCCACCGAGGCGCTGACAGCGGATTTCGTGGTTGACTGGAGGACGTTGGCGTCGAGGCCCTGGCTCTGTCGGGAGATGCCGGTGCGCTGCGCCCGCATTTCATCGAGGTAATTCATCACGCCCAGCGCGGCCTGACCGATAAAAGGTTCAGACAGGGGCTGCACCATTCCCGGCGCCTGCATGCGAATGATGGCGCCGACCTCGTTATTTAAAACATCGTCCATCGTAACGGCATTCTCGACAACAGCCGTGCGCGGGAAGACGGATTGTGCTAAACTGTCAAGGATGCTGCGGAGGACAGAGGTTTTAATGTCCTGAAGATCGATCGTCTGATCGGCGATGGAATAACCGATCGCGGCATGCGGCAGACGAACGGCGGACAGCAGCGCGAACGGCGCATCATAATCAATTTCGTCGGCGACGATCTCCTCGTCGTTCTCGCCCACCGTACAGATCCGGTGCAGCTCGGCGATCCCGTCGCCGTCGGCGTCGATACGGACCCAGGCCTCGGTATAGGGCACGCGCCACGTGCTGATGTCGGGCCCGCCGTCACCGTCGCCGTCACGCAGGCCGGGATTACGCTGGCGCGCCTCATTCGTTCTGACCGTGTTACGAGCCGCCGGGTCGGCGCTGGCATGCTCCTCGACCAGCTCGCGGTCGTAGCCCAGCGCCACCAGCTCGGAGACGGTCGGATTGGTGCGATGCGCGATGTAGCGAGACGTGGTCGCGGTGCGCGCCTCACGACTGATCAGAAATTCCTCCGGCGGCACCGCCTGGACGCGAAGCACCCGCCTGATGCGTTCGCGTCGCACGGTGCAGTCGATGCTCGGTTGGGGCCCGGGATCGAACATGCCGGGCAGGCCGCCGGGGATTGGTGAAGCCGGCGCTACGCCCGGGGGCGCGGCGACGGCGCCGGGTGGGGCGGGGCCGGCGGCAGGCGGGGGCAGGCCTCCGCCGGGGATGGCCGGGGGGTTCGGGGGCCCACCACCGCCGGGGGCCGGGAAAGGCGGGGGAGCGCCCTCTTCTCCCGGTTCCGGCGGTTCCGCCTGCTCGTCATCATCATCATCGGAGGGCTCCTCCTCGTCCAGCACACCGCGCCGGGCTGGCCGCGTGGTCTGCTCGAGGATCTCGATCTCGCGGTCCTCCGACAGTTGCACGAATTGCATCAGAGTGAGCCCGGTATAATCAAATTCCTCAATGCTGGTACTTTGATCAAACCACCATTTGATGATGCCGATCTTCTTCAGCAGAGCATCGTGCACGGCATCGTAAAGGGTCGAGAACCAGTTGTTGCCGTCGGCGTTCAGGAGATAGGCGACATACTCGGTCGCCTGCTTGGCGGCGTCCTCGCTGTCCTGGGTGCGCGGCTCGTAATCGACCACCCGGTCGCCACCCGCGAAAATCCGAATGATGCCGGGCAGCATTGTATGAATGATATCGGCGACCTCGCGCACGACGGTCGATGAGCGGCCGGGATCTCGTTGCTCGGGCGTATTGTCGTCGTTGAGGACCATGCCCTCGTAATAGGTGAACGCGCGCTCGCGATCGGGGGCCAGGGTGTCGTCCGCGTAGCTCGCCGCGTCCTGTTTGTAGGCGCGCAAAATGGCGAGGATGTCCTCGTCATCCAGCGGCTCATGACGGGGTTTCGCGGCGCGTGCCATGCCGTGAGCGGACCAGTGCAAAAGTTGCACTCGGAGCAATTACGGCACGAATGGCCGGATTGCAAGCAAGGGTTGTAGTGGGGCGTCTGGCAACAAATCAGGATCCTGATTTGTTGCTTGACACGCGATCAGGCCTTGGCGGCCAGCCCGAAATCCAGCAGCTGGCGCAGCAGCTGAGCGCCGCGATCGGCGGGCAACTGGGTCTTGACGGCGATCGTGGCGGTGCCGTCGGACCACAGCTCAAACGCGAGGACCGGGGTGGGCCTCGGCGCCGGGGCGGACGCCGGGGCGGGCTGAAGCGGAACGGGAGGCCGGGCGGCCTCGTGCAGGGCCAGGGCGCGGCTGGCGGGACCGGGCTTGCTCCTGGATCGGCCCCGCTTCGCTTTCAGCTTCGGTGCCTCCCCCTTTGGCGGGACCGGGGAGACAAGCGGCTCCCACGGGACATCAAGCGCCTTCGCCATCCGCTGAGCCGCCTCGACACTCACGGCCGCCCTGGCATGCGCGCGGTTGTAGACGGTGTTCCACGAGCAGCCGAGGACGGCGGAGAGGGTGCGCGACGTCATGCCCTTGGCTTCCATGGCCTCGCGCAGGAGCCTCGCGGTGGGCTCGAGGGCCGGGCGGTGGTACGAGGTCACCATCAGTGCAGCACCGGAGCGGTCGCCGGGTGCGCGGCGGTGGCGCGGCGCTTGCGACGCTTCGTGGTGGCCTGCTTGGCCTGCTGCTTGGCCTGCTGCTTGGCCTGCCTGGCTGTTTCGCGCTCGAAATCGTCATTGTGCGTGGTCAGCAGCGGCGCCTTGTGGCGGCCAAGCTGGTACCACGCATCGCGCCACGCGGCGGACCGGGATTTAAACGGGCCGGCCTCGCGCTTGCCGAGGGTCCAGTACCAGCCGCTGAAGACCAGCGGCTCGCCCTTGTCGCGGTTCTCGGCCCAGCGCCGGCACGCGGCGTAGCTCAGATAAAAAACGCGCGCCTCGAGGGCGCGCACTTCGTTCAGAACGGCATCGGATAACCACACGGTTCAGTCCTCCAGGTCGGGGTGGGCGCGGCGCGGCGGCGGGTACGCCGCGTGCGCGGCGGCCGCGAGGCGCGCGTGCGCCACGAGCCACAGCGCGACGTCGGCGGGGATCTTGCGATCCCCGCGCGCGTAGCGGTTGGCGGTGTTGTGGGAGACGCCCAGCAGCCCGGCGACGGTGCGCTCCGACCAGCGCAGGACCGAGAGCGCGTTGCGAAAGTCGACGGGGGTCACTCCAGGCCCCGCGCATGCGCGATCCGCGCCGCCTTGACCCACTCGCGCGGGTCGTGCGGGCAGACGCCGTCGATGAAGACGATCGCCGGGTTCTCGCCGCAGGGCTCGTGGCTGAACACGTGGCACCCGCCGCAAGAGACGGTGTTCTCGTCCTGCGCGGGGGAATTGAGAGCGTAGACCGTCTCGCGGATCGAGCGGCGGTGGGTGGGTCGCGTGGTCACGTCTCGTCTCCTTCATCACGTTGTGTGAAGTCCACGACCGGAAGTCTTCGAGACATCAGGTCGCGGGCCTCGCGCGAACCAAGCCGTTTCCGCATGGGAAGCGAGCCGTCCGCACGCCATGACGGAAAATCAACCCAGGCATCGCGCTCGGCCCGGTCACCGAAGACGAACACCGTGCCGATCGGCGTCGCGTCCGCCTCAAGCGCATCAGCGCGCCCGGCATGCTCGAAACCGTGGTAACGGAGGGGGGCCCGTCTCACGCCTGGGCCCCCTCCGGCGCCGCCGCCATGGGCGCCGCCGTGCGCGCCGCCGTGATCGCGGCCATGGCGGCGGCGAGTTCCGCCTGGGCGGCGGCGCGGACAGCCGCCTCGGCCTCCGGCACGCGGTAGGACCGGCGCAGCACCTCGACCGCCCTGGCGTCCTGCACCGGGGTGAGTTCCAGCGTGGCGCCCGGCGCGACACCAGGGTGGATCTGGGCGGCCTCGGCGCCCTCGAGATACCAGCCACTGGAACGGCGCAGCAGGATCACGCGGGTACCGATCGCCACGTATTTGTAGGCGCTCGGCAGTTTCTCGCCGCTGCGCGCGACGAACCGCGCGCCAACCCGCTCGACCTTGGGGATGCCGAGGTTGATGAGCCCGCGCTCGGCCGCCTCGGCCAGATCGAGGATCTGGCTCGGAAAACGGAACGTGTGCGTGGCCGCGCGACCGTTGACAGCGTGCAGGGCGGCCTCGATCGCATCGTGGCTCTCCGTGATGATCTTGATGGGTTTCGTGATCATGGTAGTGTCCTCGTGTGGTGGTTTTCGGGTTGATCAGGCGAGGCCGGGCGTTGACGCGCCCGGCCCCGTTCGTTCAGCCCCACTGAAGGGGTTCGGCTGTCTCGGAGGCCCGCAGCAGCTCCTCGGCGTCGTAGCCGATCAGCATGTCGGCGAAACCCCGCGCGACGACCTCGGCCTGACTGGGACCGGAATTTATGCGCGCCTGCTTCACGTGGCGCGCCAGCCAGTTGAACTCTTCCTCGCGGCTCATTCGTATGCTCCTCGGTGGGTTGCTCGGTGGGTTGGTCGAGGGAGGCCGCCCAGGCGGCGGCCTCCAGGTGATCCAGCAGCGGGCGCAGGGTCTGATGCGCGGCCTCGGGGCCGGCGCTGGCGACGATCCTGGCGGCGGCGCGCCCGGCGTGACGGGCGACGTGGCCGGGGCCCTCGGCGCGGTAGCGACCGTGGTTCATCGCCACGTTGGTGCTGTCGCTGCTGTCGAACGGGTAAGCGTGGGCCTGGGCCTGCGCCCGCATCAGATGCAGCCGGGGGCGAACGGCGCCCGTCTCGGCTTCCCAGGCGTCGATCGCGGCGAACACTTCACCCATGCGGGCGTGCCACTCAGGCGTGCCCACCTGCCAATACTGGCCGGAGCTACCGACGCCGACGTAGCCGAAGCCCTCGCAGAGGTGCAGCAGATAGGCCAGGGGCTCGTGCATGTGCCAGACCGGCATCGCGCGATCAGCGGGCAGCAGGGTCGTGTTGACCAGCTCGGCGTTGGCGACGACGGATCCGTCGATAAAGTCGGGGATCACCGCGACCGCCTGGGGGCAACGGTCGAGAATGTCCAACGCCCACGCCTCGTAAGCGTCCTGATAGGCCTCATCACGCGTGTCGAGGCCCTGCTTGTGCATACTGAACGCGCCGTTATCGACAAGCAGGATGCCGTCCTCGCCGACGAGGCGGATCGCGTCATCGAGCTGACGGCCCAGTTTGGCCCGGGTCGCGTAAGACACGCAGAACGACGCGCCAGCCAGCTCCTCGAGCAGCGGCATCGGGTTGAGCGGAAGTCCGTAGATCGGGGTCTTTTCCAACGTCTCAGTCTCCTCGGATCCAGTGCGGAATGCGCTGGCCGTGAGAGACATAGTGGCACCTGGAGACACTTTGTCAACCCCCCTCGGGAGGAGCCCGGAACCCGTTGTTGAAAAGCTCGACCGCGTCATCGAGACGGGCGTCGACCGTCAGGACGTAGGCGACCAGCGCGGTGCTGATCGCCTCGCCGGTCACGCCCGCGCCGAAGACGTGGCGAAAATATTGATGCAGAAAACCCGAGAGCGCATCACGCACGGTGTCGTTTGAAAGGTCATGCGAGCGCAGCTGTTCGCGTTGGGCGGGTGTGATGGACGAGGTTGTCATCATTTGGTTCCCTCGGGAGCTGGCGCCGGCACGCTCTCGCGGGTTTCCTCGCGGGCGCCGGGCGCCAGAGGCGGAAGCGACGTGACGGGGCCGTAACAGACCTCACAGACCAGCTCGACATCGAATTTTCTCACGATCCGCTGGCCCGACGGGTAGACCCCGACCGGCTCGCGACATCGATGGCAATTCGATATGATCATTTCCGGGTGGACGAGGGTCATGTTCGACCGCCGCATGACCACGAGGAGCGGCTTCAAGGCCGCCGGGGGTGACGGAGCCGGCATTTAATTCTCCTTCCGTAATGAGACAAGACGGGGCGGAGGTGACGGGGTTCGAACCCGCAGGCGCCTTCGGGGCGCCGCCAGGGGTATAAATCCCGGCGCGTCTGCCAATTCCGCCACACCTCCGAGGTCTGGATCACGCCGGGTGCCGGTGGTCGTTCAGGTCGCCGGGTGCGGTGTGGGTGACACGCCAGCGCCCCGGCATCCGCTCGAGGCGGATTTTGTTACGATCGCGGACATCCGACCGCTTGACCATGAGGCGGCCCGGCAGGCCCTTCGTCGGCGGCATCGCGGTGTCGGTCGCGATCACGGCGGCGACCGAGCCGTCGCGGATCCAGTTCAACAGGACCGTCTCGGGGTCGCGGGCGCCCTGTGCGCGCAGCCAGTCGTGGGCGTCGGACGAGGTCTGGTAGCCCTCGGGCCGGTCGGCGACGCAGCGAAGCTGGTCGCGGAGGTAGT